TCCTAAAGCTATGGGGTCGCAGGGTTTGCAGCCGATCAGGAACGCTGGCAACTTTGATGTTGCTCAACTGGTTCTTGGGGATATGCGCAATAACATCAAGCGAGCGTTGTATAACGACATGCTTGGCGACCCCAACAAAACACCCGCTAGCGCAACCGAAGTGGCAGAACGCATGGCTGACCTATCCAGACGGATTGGTTCTGCTTTTGGCAGACTGCAAGCAGAGATGGTGCAACCAATCTTGCAGCGGGTCGTTTACATATTGAAGAAGCAGGGCCGCATTGATTTGCCTACAATCAATGGGCGTGAAGTAAAGATTCGTTCTGTATCGCCTCTTGCACAAGCGCAAGCTAACCAAGATATATCATCTATATCTCGTTACTTGCAGCTAGTTGGTGGTACGTTTGGGCCAGAAATCCTTAACCTACTTGTAAGCTCAGAAGATGTTGCGGTGCATCTTGCTAAGAAGTTTGGTGTGCCTGATACACTTGTGCGCGATAAAGTGGATCGTGAAGAGTTGATAGCAGCTGCACAGCAAATGAGACAGCAACAGCAAATGCAACAACAGATGATGCAAGGACAGGATGTCTAATCAACTAGGTATTGATAACTTTCCTCGTACTAAACAGAACGATGAAAAACTATCCAAAGACGTAAGAGCATTGTTCCGCACTCCTAATGGACAGGAAGTGTTGAAGTATTTACGCTCTATTACCATCGAAGCAGTCACAGGGCCAGCAGCTTCTGATGCCGAGTTAAGGCATCTTGAGGGGCAGCGGTATTTAGTCGGCCTTATTGAGAGGCGTATTAAACATGCAGAAAAGGTAGAAAAAAATGGAACAAGCAGATAATGTGGAAGTAGCTGCGGCTACAGAAGCACCTGTGTCCGATCGACCAGAGTGGCTTCCTGAGAAATTTAAATCACCAGAGGATATGGCATCATCATATTCTGAGCTAGAATCAAAGCTAGGTCAGGGTGAGCAAGCGTTGCGCGATAAGATCGTTGCTGAGTTAGAGCAAGAAGCGTACTCAAACAGACCAGCTACAGCTGGTGACTATAGCATCCCGGAAGCTATTGATCCGGAACTTGCAACTGACAATGCGCTGTTTCAGTGGTGGGCTAATCATGCATATGAAAATGGATATAGCCAAGAAGAGTTTGAAGATGGCATCAGCCAGTATGCAGAAGCTCTTGAGGCTATGCAGCCTGATCTTGATGCTGAACGTCAGCTTCTTGGTGATAATGCTGATGCTCGTATCCAAGCTGTCGATCTCTGGTCTAAGAAGTTTTTTCCGGCAGAGTTTGAGGAAGTGATTGTTACCATTGGTCAGTCAGCTAAAGGCATTGAGGCTTTAGAGTTTCTTATGTCTCAAATGCAGGGATCATCTGTATCGGCTGATGGTCAACCAGTTGGTCGCACATCAGAAGCTGATCTGCGTTCAATGATGCAAGACCCACGTTACTGGAACCCTGTGAAGAGAGATGCTGCATATGTCAAGCAAGTTGAAGAGGGTTTTTCCCAACTCTATCGGTAACATTTACCATCAGGGTGACGGTGTAAAAATTGTGAAGGCAACCAGCGAACACGCTGGTTATCTTCAACATCGACTTAGAGTTACAGATATTCGTGAGTGTATGATAAGCGGAGCATCGCCTTGGGCTGCGCTTCATATGCCTCTTGCTGATCCAAATGGAAAGACATGGACTATACTCATCAATGATGAGCCAGCATGTATGTATGGAATATCTGGAATATCAGACGAAGATGATTTGTATAGTGCAGTTATTTGGCTTCTTGGCAGTGATTTGATTGATAAAGAGTGGCGTAAATTCCTTAGAGTTACTCGTCAGATCGTGGATCACCTACAGGATCAATATGATATATTAGAAAATGTTGTACCAGCTGATCACAATAAGACTATTAAGTGGTTGAGTTGGTTGGGTTTTATGTTTGCTCACAAGCCAACAGTTATTAATGGCTTTAATTGCGTTCGTTTTGTGCGTTGCAATTACAACATAGAAGTGAGATTTGAATGATATTACGGCCTGTTTTAATCTGACAGCCCCGGTCGGGACAACTGGATGAGGAACGAAACGGACAACCGTTGGTGTAGTGAAACTTTTTTATAAGGACTGAAATAATGGCGAATACAATCGATCAAGCCTTTATCAAGCAGTTCGAGACTGAAGTTCACATGGCTTATCAGCGTATGGGTTCTAAACTCCGCAACACTGTTCGCACCGCTGGTAATGTTCGTGGTTCTGTTGTTCGGTTCCAGAAGATTGGTTCTGGTTCTGCCAACACAAAGTCTCGTAACGGCAACGTAACTCCAATGGAACTGGCGCATACAAACGTAGAAGCTACAATGGCTGACTACTATGCACCAGAATACATCGACAAGCTCGATGAGCTGAAGACTAACATCGATGAGCGTCAAGCTGTAGCACAATCAGCTGCTGCTGCTTTGGGTCGCAAAACCGATGAGATTCTGTACACAGCTATGGACGCTGGTGCGAATGCAACTGCAATCAGCTCTACTGCTGCTGCTCTTACTAAAGCTAACCTGCTTACTCTTTTTGAAACATTCGGTTCTGCCGATATTCCAGAAGATGGTCAGCGTTATCTTGCTATGCATCCAAAAGGATATGCAGACCTGTTCCTGATTGATGAGTTTGCCTCATCAGATTATGTTGGTGAACAGAACCTGCCATTCGCTGGCGGCATGACAATGAAAGAGTTTTTGGGCTTCAAGATTTTCTCAACATCAGCAATCACAGCTGGTAAGAATATGGCTTACCACTCAACTGCTGTTGGTCTTGGCATCAACTCTGATGTTCAGACAGAGATCAACTATGTGCCTGAGAAAGCTGCTCACCTTGCAACCTCAATGATGTCCATGGGTGCTGTTGTTATTGACGACAACGGTGTCTATGAAGTCCTTGATAACAACTAAGAGGAGTAAGAAATAATGGCATATTCAGCATCTGGTCTTACTCTAGTTGGTGGTTCTTCAGAACAGCGCATGTGGATTTACACAACTGCTGATGCTATTGCTGATGTAAACACAGAGGATTATTTTCTTGAAGCAATCAATATGATTCGCAAGAATGATGTAATCACTGTTGTTTCATCAACAGGCACCACACCTGTGGTATCTCATGCTTATTGCAACCAAAGTGATGGTACAAACATCGACATCATTAACGGCGTTGCAATTACAAACACCGACTCTGACTAATAGGAGTGGGGGGCTTCGGCCCCCCATTACTCAATGCCAACAGTAGCTAATTCAGATATTGATATTGCATCGCGCGGCCTGATCCTGATTGGGGCAGAGCCGATTACTTCGTTTACAGCATCAAGCACTGAAGCAACTGTTGCTAATGCAATATATGAAGATGTAATTCGTACCATAATGTGTTCTAGCCGCTGGCGGTTTTGCACAAAGCAAGCGGAATTAAACTTGCTTACTAATGCGCCTACTGGCAGATATGACACTGCGCATCAGCTACCTTCAGATTTACTTATGCTTCATGCCGTAACGGTTAATGATGCAATTATTGAATACAATATTTATGCTGACAAAGTATTCAGCAACTCATCACAGAATGACACTTTGATTGCTGATTACACTTTCAGAGCTTTGGAAACTGACTTTCCATCATATTTTACACTTGCAGCTGAGTTTGCGCTTGGCTCATCGTTTGCTTTGTCAATAGCCAGAGATGAGCAGCTATCAGCATTGCTTGAACGTAAGGGTGCGGAATTGCTTCAGCAAGCAAAGACACTGGACAGCCAGCAACAAACAACACGCAAACTTGTTACATCGAGGTTTATTACTGAAAGGCGAAGTTAATGGCGAGGATTAGAGTACCGCTAAACAACTTTGTTTTTGGTGAAATCAACCCTTCACTAACTAGCCGCATTGATTCAGCTGTATATAATCAAGCTGGGCAATCTGTTAAGAATGTGTTTATCAGAGCAGAGGGTGGTATTATCAATCGCCCCGGCAGCAAGCGGCTGTTTAACTTTACCCACACATACGATGACAGTCTTAGTCAGCAAATACGTCTTGAGCCGTTTGTGTTCTCAAGCGATGAAAAGTATGTTGTTGCATTTAGTGCTGGGCAGATAGATGTATTCCGCATCAATACAGATGGCACATACAATTCCAAAGTAGCTACCTTAACACAGGATGTTGATAGCAATGCTTTGCCAATAGACAACACAAATCTTACTGAGTTTACATATGCGCAGCAGGGTGACTTTATGTTCATTGCGCATAATGACTTTATGCCACTGGAACTTGTAAGAACAGGTCTTACCTCATTTGAAGTTCGTATATTTGGGTTTGATACATCAGCTGATGGTAATCGTATTCTTCAGCCTTATTACAATTTTCAAGGTACTGGCGTTACCATAACTCCTTCGGCTACATCAGGAACAGGTGTTACTGTTACAACAAGCTCTGCTTATTTTGATGCTGGCATGGTTGGCTCAAGCCTTCTTATACATGAGACACAAGTTGACATCACAGCTGTAACAAATAGCACTACGGCTACTGTAGATATTCAAGGCACAATACAACAGCAGCTGGACTTTGATTCGTTGAACACCACTGAAGGCTCTGACAAGGTGCGTGTGATCATGCCGCATCACGGTTTGTCAACTGGTGATTCAATTACTATTAGTAACGCTGGTGCTTTGGGCGGTATTAATAATGGTAACATAAATGGTACTCGTACTATTTACAGTGTTATTGATGCAAACACATTTTTATACACAGCTGGTGGTTCTGCTTCATCTACTGCAACAGGTGGCGGTACGCCTATTATTTCTAGCACTGCTGGCACAACAGAATGGTATGAGCAGTCATACAGTTCGTATCGCGGCTTTCCGGCTGCTATAACATTTCATGAAAACAGACTATGGTTTGGTGGTACACCTTCGCAGCCTAATGGAATCTGGGCATCTGCATCTGGTGACTTCTTTAACTTTGATGTTGGAGAAGGTGAGGACTTTGATGCTATCGACCTTGAGGTATCTGTAGGGGTCACTAACTTTATTAGACATCTCGTATCTAATAGAGACTTGCAAGTGTTTTGTAACCAAGGTGAGTTTTATCTTCCAGCATTCCAAGATCAGCCAATTACTGCATCTATTGCAAAGGTATCTGAACAGACACCATTTGGAACTGGATATGTACGCCCATTGTCATTAGATGGTGGTACTTTATTTGTTCAAGCTACTGGCAGCGCGGTTAGAGAATACATCTTTAATGATAGTGAAGGTGCGTATACCACAAACATGGTATCAATACTTTCATCACATCTTATATCAAATCCATTGCAGCTGACCTCTGTTAAGGGTGCGCTTGATCGTCCGGGTGCTTATGCGTTCTTTCTTATGGACAATGGTGAAGTTGCTGTGTTCTATAGCATTCGCGCTGAGAAACGTGCTGGATGGATGCGTTGGACAACTGATGGTAGGTTCCATTCTGTGTGTGCTGTAGATGAGCAACTGTTTGCTGTGTGTGTTAGGGATGACGGATCAGGTACAAATAAGCTATTCTTAGAGCAGCTTGATAAAGATTTAAACATGGACTTTAGTGATGATTTTACTGGTACTGCTGGTGTTTTCGATGTGTCTGCACATTTTTCTGACGGTGCTGTTGTAGACGTTGTTGACGATACAGAATACCTTGGCACGTTTACTGTAGCTGGTGGTGAGGTAGATGTCAGTGCTGTTAAGCTATCAACCTCTGCTGAGATTGGTTACAAGTTTATACCTGAGTTACAGACCATGCCTATTGATGGTCAGGTTCCGGGCGGGCCTTTGACTGGCAGACCTCGCAAGATTACAAATGTTATTCTGGACATAAAAGATACTTTGAGTATATCTGTTAATGGCACGAACATGATCATTCGTAATGTTAACTTTAACCCTGCGCAGCCGAGGGTTCCATTTACAGGTAAAAAAGAGTTTAGGGTGTTGGGTTATAGCAAAGACCCAACTGTTACAATCTCACAAATAGCACCACTTGATATGCAGTTAAATGGCATGGTGGTAGAGGTGGCGTTCTAATGGCTAGTCCTTGGTTATTTGCATTACTAGCTGCTGGCACAGCAATGGAAGTTACTGGTTATCAGCAAGCGGCTGATGCAGAGCGTGTGCGGCAAGAAGAAAAAGCTAGGCAAGCTAGAGAAAATAAAGAGATGGTTGCTTTGCAAGCAGAGCGTCAGGCTACTTCAAGGTCAAAAGCGTACACATCATTTCTTAAAAATTCATCTGCCATTGCTGGGTTTAATCGGCGAGGTGATGACCGTTCATTAAAAGCAATTCAAATTGCTGGCAAAGGAAAAACAGAACAAGAGCTTTCAGCAATACAGCTGCAAAGTTTGTTTACTCGCGGTAGACTTGAGACGCAAGCTAGGTTTGCGCAGCTAGAAGGACAGTGGGCAGCTGATCAGGCTTTGATGCAACAAATGAGTGCTGTTATTGGCAATGGTTATGAGGCCGGAAAATTAGCGGAGTAATTTAATATATGGCAAAGATTGAAGTATTAAAAGGCTCTCAAACTACCATTGGCCCTATCGGTATTGTTGATATGGGTCGTGGTGGAGTTGCTATGGGTAAAGCCATTGCTGATTCTGGTAAGCGTATCTTTGAAGCTGCCTACAAATATGGATATGAAAAGGAAGCTGAGAAGGGTGAAGAAGAAGCTCGCCTTGCAGCTATTAGTGCAAGAGACCCAAACACAAACATGCTTGTGTTTCCAGATGCTCCTGATGGGATGTCTCGCGTTGCGCAGCAGCATTACGACAAGATTGCCTACAAAAGATATTCTGATGCTTTAGAGCTTGACCTTAAATCAACAGCCATGGAAATGGCGTCTCGTTATAAAGCTGACCCAGAAGGCTTTCAAAAAGAATTTGGTAACTATATAGACAAAGCCAAAGCTGGGTCGGGTAAGTTTGCTGGCTTAGTCGAATCAGCTGGTGCTATTACATCTAAGCAATTTGCAATGTCTTTGCAAAAAGACTTTGTAGATCAACAAGATGAAATAGCTTATCAAAATGCTATAGCTGTTAACAACCAGAAACTTTCAGACATTCAGTCTATGTCTTCAGCTGGGGCTGATAATACTGCTGCATCTACAGCAACAGCATTGCTTCAATCTTTGATTGGCATGCGTGGCGAGTTTGCCAAGAAAATGCCTGATGCTTATGAAGACACACTCATCAACAAAACTAAAGTTGCGATTATAGGTGGGCAGCTAGACAGAATGTCCTCTGCTTTGTCCGCATTGGTTGATGATGAAACGAAGTCTGTTGCTTTGAATTGGATGGTCGTTGCTCTAAGAGAGGACAATATAAACTCTGTTCCTCCTCAAATGCAATCTTTGTTAAAGAAAGTTGGATTTGATGAGAAATGGTTAGGGCAAAAATTATCTTTAAGAACACCTGATGGTAAGGTTTATAAAACCATTACTCTTGCTGATGGTGTTACAGAAGAGTTGTCAGACAAAGTATCTAAATTGCAAGGCACTATATCAGAGCTTATTGGTCAAACTCGCCAAACTGAAAATATTATTGCGATTGGTAGCAAGTTACAACAGACCGGCAATATATCTTCTGGTGAATCTGGAACGCTGTTTGATGCTGCTGGCATTAAATCATCTACAGATTTATTAAACATGCTTCCTAGTTTATTTAGCCCACCAGATGATCCATCTGTTCGCGCTGCATGGGATGATAAATATGCGCCTGTAATGGATTCTCTTATTAGGAACAGAGGTAATTTGCCAACTCAAGTTACAGATTTATTCCAGCAAATTGAATCTTTGCCAGCTGGTCAAATAAATTTGGTAGCTGATTTGTATCAACAGGTAACACAATTCCAAAGCCCACTAGGTTTTACTGAAACATCTAGCAGAGGCATTAATCAAAAAACTGTAGCCATGATGGAATCTGTTGTTGCTATTAGGGATTTGCTTGGTACTGATGCTATGCCAGAAATCTTTAATGAAATTAGAGAGGCTAAAGAATTTAGCAATGATAAAGTAGTTTCTGTATTGCGTGATCGTTTAGAAAAAAATGGTGGCACAAGATTTTCTTTAATAAATGATTATGTTGGTGAAGGTGTTGGCAGAGGTAAAAGTGATGATGAGAGAAAGTTTTACAGCAGTGTTGCTGAATCTCTTTTGCTTATAATGCCAAAAGAAAGAGTTGACAGAATATTAGAAATAGCAGCTGACAAGGTGTTTAAAGAAAGCCCGTTAATCCATAGCAGCCTTGGCAGAACTAGATACGCACCAGAAAGAGCGTACCCAGATGATCTGACTATGGGTGACTTTATGACCTCAGTGGAAAATAAGTTGGCACTTGTAGACCCTAATTTAAAACTAGGTAAGGATGTGTTTCTTATTCCTGATCGCCGTGAAAGCACTGCGCTGCCTATTTATTTTGTAGTTGATAGTGACAAGCGCATGATTACGCATAATGGCAAACCTTTGCAAATTGGCTATCAGTATGTTGTTTCGCAAAATCATGGAAGAGCTAACAAGACAAAGGCTGAATACAGAGCAGCTGCAAGAGCAAGGCGTGAAGCTATTGTGGAAAGACAGAAGATGGTTGATGAGGTGCTTGGTGTTGGGCCGGGCAAGGCTATCAACCTTAAAATGCAAAATCTTGGTGGTTAGCAATGTTGTATGAAGATGTTGGGCGTAGAGACCTTTTCATATCACTGCCAGCAGCCATTAGCGAAGACACTCCTGTTGGTTGGTGGGAAGGCTACAAAGCAAACGTAGCTTATAACAACATGCCATTGATAGAGCATGTTGAAGAAAAGTTTCGTTTTGCTGATCAAGAGTTTGACCCTGACTTTGATGTTGTTGCCCAGATACCCGATGAGCTTTTGCCTTACTATGATGATTTGGTCAAAGCAAAAAACGCTGAACATTATGAGTTTCTTCAAGAACGTGCATTTACTGCAATCGAGCGTAGGCGTGTAGCAGCCGAGGCTGGTATCACAGCGCAGCTGGCTGGTGGCATCACTGATCCACTTGCTCTTGTTTCGTTGATACCCGGATTGCAGTTTATTAAAGCTGGTCAGACCTTCGGTCAGGCGGTGATAAGGGGTGCTGGCGCGGGTCTGACCTTTGGTCTAGCGTCTGAAGCTAGACGCGCACCTTTTGCTGTGGCAGACGAGCCATATGAGGCAGCTAGCAATATCGTTATGTCAACGGCATTGTCAGCTGGCTTTGGTGGCTTGATGAGGGCAGCACCTTATGTCAAGCCATTCTTTCAAAGCGGTGCTGCAAAGCTAGGTCGAATTTATCGTGGTGAAAAGATTAAGCATATCTGGACTGATGACGCTGCTAATATTGATGATGGATATAAAGCTGCACCAGAAGGTGTTGGTGACTTTGACATTGATCAGATGAGTTGGATTAATAACCCTAACCACAAAAGACTTGGCGATAAAGAGTTTCCAGATGAGGCAAAGTCTTACATTGTCGATCTTGCATATAATGCATCTTTACCATTGAGTGGTGCTAAAAAAGGTTTGGGTCGTCAGTCTGTTGCACAAGATGCAGCTACATACATTGGCATGTTTCATGGCGTTGATGAATCATTAAGAAATTTACATTCGCAACAGGTTCGTGGCATTGCAAAGGCTGCTCGCGTTGGCGGTATATATGATCCAACAAGTGGGTTTAATAATTGGGCTAATGATACTTTGCGTAGATATATTTTATCTAATTCAAATGATCCACGACTTCAGCGTTTAGGTAAAGAAGGTATAACAGATCAGCAAAAAGAAGCTGGTGTTATACTTGCTGATTTGTTTAAAGGTTTTTCTGATGAGATTAATTTCTCTGGTTTGTCAAAGAATAACGACAAGCTAAGAAAAACTATAAAGTTAAATCAAGACAAGTTAGATAAGACAACTAAGAAACTTGCAGATTTAGAAGACAGCATTAAACGTGGTGGTGGCGCAACGAAGAAACAAGCAGAGTTTCGTGACTACTTAGATGGCAGACAGGCTGAACTTCGTGCCGCTATTGAGATGTATGAAGGGCAGATAGATTCACCTTTACGGTCTAACTTTGTATTCCCAATATTCTATGACAAAGATAAGTTGATGCAGCCGGAAGCCAGAGCTGCACTTACTAACATATTTGCTGAAGACTATAAGATGCAGCGTCTTGCAAATGGTGAAGACCCAGCTGGTGCATTTGCGGATGCTGAACGCACCTTATCTCGCATCATGCAAGAAGATGCTGAAGATATGGAAAACATTTTGCGTAGTGCTGATGTTTCTGGCAGAGCAAAGCATTTAAGGCAACGCAAGACCAACATCGATGTTGCCAAGGTTGTTGATTACATTCTCCCGACTATGGATAGTCTTTACACATACATAGATCGTATGGGTCGCCAGATTTCATTTGCCAATAAGTTTGGTGGGAGAAACATTGATGAAGTTCTTTCTGATTATGAGGATGTATTAAGAAACGCTGGCAAATCTAATAAGGAAATTATTAGAGCAAAGGCAGACTTGTATGCTGATTACGAGCGTGTAATGGGTACATTGCAGCGGAGTGCTGATCGTTGGGATTGGCAAGCTGCCAAGGCTGCAAAGGCTTGGGCTGGATGGACGTTTCTTCCATTTGCTGGTGTGTCTGCTTTGACTGATCCCGGCTCTATTGTTATGGCGCATGGCATGCGCGAAGTGTTTCGTGCAGCCGCTGCTGCTACTGATACAGCGTTTACCGGCAAGGTTATCCGTGAGGCACAGCTTGCTGGTGAATTGTTGGAGATGACCAAGAATGTCCATGCAAGAGAACTTCTTAGCGACACTGTAAGAAGGGTTAAGCCTAACCTTAATGAGCGTGTTATTCAGCGCGGCAACCAAATTATGTATACAGCTAATGGTCTTGCTCCAATTACTTTTGCTGGCAAAACATTAGATCAGATTATTACCAATAATAAATTTATCAAGCTGTCACGCAAATGGGCTGATGGCAAAATATCTTTGTTTGATCGTGAGTATCTTGCACGGTATGGGATTGATGAAGATATGGCTAAGTTTATAGCCAAAGCCCCTACTGAAAAGCATGACAGGTTTGACTTTGAGTTTGCGAATACTGATGCATGGCCTCAATCAACTGGTGCTGAACGTGAGATATTAAGAAGATACAGGGCTGCTCTTAACTCACACGCAAATAATACAATCGTTATGGGGCAAACATTTGACAAACCCATAATTGTCGATGGTGTTGCGTATATCCGTGACAATCCATTCTTTCAAGCCGTACGGAAAAAGTTTCCATCACAGTTTCCTATTGAGAAGCGGCTGCGCACTGGTAATGAAAACATGGTGCGTATTGAAAGCGGATTAATGACATTGCCATTTACCTTTATGAACTTTGCTTTCGGTGCCAACAATAAGATACTTGGTGCTGTGCGCGATCCTAATAGGCGTTATAGATTGCAAGGTGTAGCTGCCTTGATCGGACTTTCTTATATGTCACTGGCAATTAAGAAGCCTGATTACTGGTTTGAAAAGCGTGAATTACCTGAGATACTTGCTCGGATTATTGATCACTCTGGTGTGCTTGGTATCTACTCTGATCTTGCATATACAGGTTTAAACATTGCCGGGAACCTTGGCCTAGATACTCCAATACCTCCAAAGTATGTTAGTCCTAATAAAGACGAGCGTATGATGGATGCATTTATTGAGCCATTTGGCGCACCAGCTGGGCTTGGTTTGGAATATGGCAGAGCATTGCGTGATTTTATGAATGGCGATGTATCTGATGGTGCAGAGCGTTTGAAGTATACGTTGCCATTCATTGGCCTATATCCAATTCGTGATGATATGCGTGAGTTAATTGGCAGTGTTGGACGTAATTGATTGTGCGTTGTGTACTGCATTGTTGCTATGATAGGGGATTAGCATGACTATTAATTTAAGTGATAACAACCCTCGTATATCGTACACTGTGGCGCAAGGCGTTACACAGTCTGCGTTTGTTGTGCCGTTTGAGTTCTTCGAAGATGAAGACCTTAACGTATATGTTGATGAAACTCTTCAAACACTAACAACTAAATACACAACAGCTGATGATTCTGGCAATACAATCGCTCATACATCTGGCACAACTGGTTATATTCACTTTACATCTGGCAATGAAGTTACTGGCATATCTGGTGGTAGCACGGTTGTTATAACACGCGATGTTGAACTTGAGCGTGTAACTGATTTCCCAACATCTGGCCCATTTGATGTAGCTTCTCTTAACACAGAGCTTGATAAGTTTATGGCTATTGCAGCTGACCTTGATGACGCTGTAGGCCGTACTATTCGTTTGACTGACTTTGATACAACTGGCGCGTTAAATCTTGAGTTGCCATCTGCGGCTGACAGAGCCGGAAAGTTTTTGTCATTTGATGCAAGCGGTACACCAATCGTTGCTTCATCTTCTGGTGACTACAAAGGTGCTTGGTCGGCTGGTGTTGCTTATGCTGTAGGAGATACGGTCACAGACACAACAACAAACAATGTGTATCGGGTTAGTGCGGCTCACACATCTGCTGGTGTGTTGCCATTAGATACAAATGTAAATTCATCTAATTATGTTTTGTTCATTGATGTTGCTACATTGCAAACATCTTTGATTGAAAGTGTGGCGGCTGATACCGCTACAGCATTGGCAATAGCGTTAGGATAAGGAAATGGCTAACACCTTTAAACTAAAAACTAATGGGTTGATGCCAGCCGCCGCTGGTACGCCCGATGCTTTGTATACAGTTCCGGCGTTAACAACGTCAGTTATCATTGGCTTGACACTGGCAAACAATGACACAGCCAGCATTACGGTTGACGTTAAGATTGTGTCAACGACTGTCGATAACGAAACAAACGAGACTGTGTTTGTTATCAAAGGCGCACCCATCGTTGGTGGCGGCTCGTTGGAATTGATGGCGGGTAACAAATACATCTTACAAACTGGCGACATCTTGCAGATTGACAGTGACACATCTGCAAAGGTTGACGCAACATTGAGCATTATGGAGATCACCTGATGCCGTATCTAGGTAACGCACCATCAGCCGCCTTTCAGTCTGTTGCCTATCAGGATTTAACAGGCGGCACTGGCACTAGCTTTACACTCAGCCACGCTGTTTCATCAGCCCAAGAGATTGAGGTGTTTGTAAACAACGTGCGTCAGGAACCAACTGTGGCATATACGGTTGCTGGTACTGCGCTGACTATGACTGGCACGATTGCGGCTACAGATG